AGTAACAAGAGAGGGGGTGAAGTCTTGGAGGTTAAGAGGATTAGACCAGGCTATACTATTAGCAGAATCCCAAAAACCTAGAGAGGAGTTAGCTCTGAAGATTCCTATCTGACCTGCCATATTAAGGAAGGTAGGAACTACAGCAGTGAATGTAAGAGTAACACCACCAGCAGTAACAACATAATCCGTGTAAGCAATTTTATGATAGGAAGCTTCTCCTTGTCTATAAAGATATAAGACATTCTTAATCATACAGAATGTCCATTCTTTAATGGTGGGAGCAGCAGGAGCTACCATAGCAACACCCTGAATCCAAAGAGCTCCTTGCACAGAGGTGGATTCTGTATACCAGATACCATCATCACATAAGGCAATGATAATATTAGCATAATTCTCTAATTGGAATATGATAGTCTTATCACACAGATGCAGAGTTTGATCTAAGAGTTCAATATCTAGTTGAGAGTTGGCGCCAAAATAGCTCCTATATCCATACGAAGTAGGAATGAAATTGTAACCCTCATAGGCTATAATAGGAGGAGGATCAAGAGGATCATCTTCTCGACCTGTGTATCCTAGATTCTCCATCACAGAATTAGGATCCGTAACAAAGAAGCTTTTTGTTACATCTATTCTTTTAGCATTCTGTGGCATCTTCTTATCCTAAATTACGGTTTAACTTTATTTTCTAGAGAGGCAATTCTACGCTCTAAGAAAGACATCTCACTTCTTACAGCAGCAAAATCTTTAGCAGCATCTGTTCCTCTATACCTGTCATTGGTGCCCTGATTTAAGGCTGCTGTCAGAGACTCTACCTTAACTTTTAAAACCGCCATATCTCCAGTAAGATTCTGGGTAGTAGTCAGGGACCAAGCAAGAAGAGCTACTACCATAATCTGGAGAATAGTACCTATATGCTGCTCTAAGCGAATACCCTCTCTACGTTCCATCCGCTCTTCCTCTTCTTCGTTATTCATTATATTGCCTTTATTATTAATCATTTAGCGACCGGAAGAATAGCATCTTCGTAATCATTTCTATTAAGCCTGAAAGATTCCATGCCTGTAGTTAAGAAAGCTTTGTAGCTATTATCATCACCAATACTACGGAAAATGCGAGCGGCTGCTAAATCAATAATAGTCTCTGGCATAATATCTAACATCCAATGCGTGTCCAGATTAGAAAGCGTTGGAGCGTATTGGTAATAACCAATCTCTAAAGCAGTGGTTAGTTCTCGTAAGGTGTAAGTAAGAGAATTGCCCGCTACATAATAAGAATCTGGTTGTACGTTACCAGAAGGAGTGAAGATTTTCTCAGGAGAAATTTGCTGTAGGTATCTGCGTACAGCAGTAGGTTTCACATATTTGAACTTACGGAAACGAGTAACTACTGGAACCACTAGATTATTGAATTGTATAGTATCCCCATAAAGAGCAGGATCTACAGGAATAGTAGTTTCTACCAAGTCATAAGCAAAAGAAGCCTTAACAGTACAATCAGCCAGAGTAGCATTTATAGCTCTGGCTATTTCTACTGTTTTATCAGGCCTCTTTACTACCTCTTTAATAGCCGTTAGGACTTCCGTGAAGTTCATTGTTTATCCACAATACCAATAGAGACAAAATATTCAAGAATCTCTACATCTTTCTGATTCTCAGGACAGAATACTTCTCCCTGTTTAGGCATAAAGGCGCCATTACTTCCTAATACGCCCTTAACAGAAGTGTATAAGCAATTAGAAGGAGTGGCGTCTTGTTCAATAACTCTGTTCTTCATAAGATCTTTGATTGACATTTTCAGGCCTCTTAAGAAGAAGCTCTCTTACTCTCAAGAATAAGAAGTAAGAGAGCTTCATAATATTAAGCAGCAGCAGTAAGATTACTAATCCAAGCACAGCCAAATGGATTGATAAGCTCAACAGCAAGCTCCGAAGTAAGAGAGCCACCAACGCCATCAGTACCGTTCTCAACCATCTTACCTCCGCTACCGTATTCTTCTGCAACCGTATCACGACCGTCCATGTAAGCAAGCTTAAGAGCAGGCAGGTCGATGATGATAAGATTACCGGCAGTGGTAGAAGTCGCCAGACCATTCATAAGGGGATGCTCTACGAGATTGATCTCACCCTTATAAAACTTGAACTTCTGGAAGCGCATACCGAAGCTGGTTTCTTGCTGAGTGATAGTAACATCACCATACTTGACAGCAATCTGGTGAAGAACCTTCATACCTACACTATCAGCACAACCAAAGCGCATACCAGGATTAGACATATCTGTAGAATACGCAAAAGCCGGAGCGCAGAGTGTTACAAGCTCGTCGAATGTAGTAGTAGCTCCAGCAGCATTAGTATTACCAGGTGCATACTGCTCCATCGCATCGATAATACCTTGGGTAGCATGTACCGGCTGAGTGCCAGAAGTGTCCATCTTGGGCTGACCCCAGAGAATAGCACTTTCAATATCAATTGAGTGGAACAGGCTACAATCTTTACGGTTCTCAGCTACGTTACTATGACCCATCTCAGCAAGGGAAGCACGAGCCGTATCTGTCAGACCCCAAGCATTACGGAAGATCTGCGTATAGTTAGGAACATAAGCGATAGAGAGACTACGAGCCGCAGGACGAGCACTACCTTCTGCAAAAGCAGTACCAATCTGGATGATATTATCCGCAGCATTAAGAGCGGCAGCAGCAACACGACCGAACGCACGAGTAACAACTACCTCAGTAGCAGAGGTGACAGAAGTTACACGATAGTTCTCACGAGTACGAGTATTGTAGAGAACGGTACCAGCAGCCATGCCAGTAGTACTTCCAACCGTGAGAGTTGTAGCACCTACCAAGTCGCCCGCAGTAGAAGTCGTCTTAACGAAGTCTAAAGTCTTAGAGAAGTACCCATGCGTAGAAGACTTGGCGCGACTCTTACCTGATTGCGAAGAGAGGGCAAAGAGAGGAGCCGAACCATTAGGAAACAACCGCAGCATAGTACCCGCGAACGAGCGGGCATTAAGTTCTGCAGGATTAAAGCCATTAGTATTAAAAATACCAGAGAGAATGCTCATTTATTTATTCCTTGTTACGAATTAGTGAGATATTTAGTCCAGTCGAAGTCTCCATTTCCATCGCTAGGAGAATTATTGCTGGCTTTAGGATTCAAAGCGCTACTCAAATCATTGATATATTGCTGAGCCGCTTTGGCTATTTCTTGAGGACTTGCATCAGGATTAGCCGCAGACATCTGTGCTGCAACACGATTAAGCTCTGCCTTTACTACAGGATGAGAATAATTAGGAGCATTAGAAAGCTCATTCGAGGTTAATTGATTTCTAACCCCTTTAGCTACTTGCTTACCTTCAAATTCTCCACGTTGTGTTAGGAAGGTGTCTGTTAGAGAGGTACTATGCTCAAGACTCGCTTTATAAGCATTTTGTCCTACAGTTTTGATAATTTCCATAAGAGCAGATACATCACCATTAGTAGCTTTACTAAGGACTTCTTGGTTAATTCCCCTAGTGAAGTCCATCTTGCTACTAACATCCCCTAATACCTTAGGATCAAGCTTAAAAGAAGGAGCTTGGATGTCTGAGTTATTAGCTGCATTATCGAACATCTTGCTATAGATGTCCAAGGGATTTTGATTGAGAGGCTCAGTTCCTGGAATTTTGCCTGTGGCGTCTACTGCAGGATTAGAAGTACTAAGATTATCTTTTCCTGGAGTAGGTTGTTGAGATTGTCCCTCAGTAGAAGGAGGAGAAGGAGGAGAAGAACGAAACATATCCATAATGCCCATGATATTAACCCTTATTAGTGGTGGTTTGGTTTGAAATGCTTAATAGTCCTGCTATGGTTGAAAGCTTGCCCTGAACAAGAGCGTGCTTTTTTGCTACTTCACTATCATCTCTCTCAGTAATAGAAAGAGTTGCTAGTTCTAGAAGATCATTCTTTGCTATAATCTTCAAATACTTTACAATTGTGGGATGAGAAAAGACATCAACTATAATATCGACTTCTGTCTTTGTAAGATCTGGGATATCAAAGACTTCTGAGATATTCATTTTTTATGCTCCCGGAAGTTGCTGCTGCATAGTTGCTTGAGCTTGTGCCTGCGCTAATTGAGCTTCAGCTTGGTTTATAGGTTGTCCTGTTCTAGGATCTACACCCTGCTGCATAGCGTTAGCGTCTTGCATATTCTGCTGTATTTGCTGTGGTTGCGGAATATACTCTTTAAGACCTCGTACTCCCATAAGCTGTGCTAAGTGAGCAAACAT